AATACATTTCTTTGCGGCATTTTCAGATAACTCGTTATCTTTAATTGTTATAATAAAACTTTTCATCTTTTATATCTTGTTCTATTCAAAAATCTTTCTATTTGTGCCCCACCATAAACTGATAAATGTCTTTCACCACCAGTTGGTTCACTTAACACTTGCCACCAACCTACTTCTGCAGGTAGTAGTTTCTTTTGTTCGTGTAACTCAAATGCATAGTTAGGGTCTAACAAACTACGAGGGTGCATAATGATTGGGTCCATAAGATAATGACCCCAATCTTGACTGATGTTATCATCTTTACCATCAGGATAAACTTTAGGAACTTCATAGAAAGAATCTAAATCTTTCCAACGAGATGTTCGTGTACCAAATCCAATTGCAATGTTTTCTTCGTATGATTGTTGTATCCATGGTTTCCAATCTACTTCAAGTGAAACAAATGTGTCCCATCTTGCACGAATAATCATATCATAGTCAGGCCACAATTGTTGTAATAGATTTGCATGACTCAATATTTGTTTGGTGTGATGTGCAACTTTTTGTTTTTCTTTTTCCATCTCACCTTTTATCATTTTCTCTTTGATTGTTTTGAGTTTATGAGTGTACACTTCTTCTACATCAAGTATTGGGTGATAGTGCATCTTTGGTTCATCAAATAGATAATAATCATTGTTACCCATACCAAGAAACCAGTGTAAATCTTCTTCTCTTGCAGTATAAGTTCCATAGAAGAAATCTGCATTAGGAAATGCTTGTTTCAATCTCTGAATATTAAATGCAATCTGACCTCTAACAATACCTGATAAACATACTGCGACTTTCATTAAAATCCTCCTGGCACATGATGTAAATTCTTTTCTCTATATCTTTGTAACATAACTCCACCACCATAGTTGATTGGTGTTTCTTCATATGGATCACCTAATACTTGTTGCCAACCTAGATTGGCAGGCATTAGTTTCTTTTCATTATGTAATTTGATTCCATCTTTCATTTTATATCCTGGGTGTATATTCATAAAGTCAAGTATCTGACCTTCCATTTTTGTCCCACCATTTTCAGAAGTTGGTAGTATAAAATTTTCATGTATATTTTTAGTTCTATCCATCACACCATTCCAACCACCAAATGATATAACTATATTTTCATTCGCAACTCGATTGATAACTAATTTCCAATCGTGGTCACCCACATATATATCATATCGCATACGAATAATCACATCATACTCATCACTATTAATGTAATTACAAGCAAGTTGATGAGCGATAATTTGTTTAGTCAACCACATTTGAGATTCGTTGTTTAAATGAAACTTCATACGAGGCCATCTTTCAACTGCTTCGGGGACTTGCATTGGTTTATAATCTATTTCTGGTTCAGGAAATGTGATACAATCTTTATTTTTTGGTGTAGGTCTACCTTCCCAAGTTGTATATAATATAGTATCACAATGTTGAGTTATTCGTTTATGATTCTCTTCCCAATCTTTAAACTCACGAACTAATCCAGAATATAAAGCGGCGACTTTCATTAATAATTCATACTCCTTGATATCGCATAAGGTTGATGTATTCTATAACCTATATATTTAAATTGTTTTGCTACAATTGATGGTGTAATATTCTTATATTCTTCTTGAACATTCGTATCGTGTTTCTTACAATAATCTAGTATTTCACCTGTATTACCATACACCAATTCACCTGTCAATAATTTAACTAAACGTTGTTCTTCTTGCACTAAATCTTTCCTTCAAAATAATCATAGTCTTTTTTATAAAGTTCTATTATACTATTTTTTTGTTCGTTTGTAAACTCAAAATCTACTTTTTTTTGTTGATTTAATATTGCCTTTATTTTAAATGTTTGATTGATTTTACTCATAGGTATAATTTCTATATCATCTGTATTAAAGAAATCTACTTGAGGCCACCAGTGATGAACTTCTTCTTTAGTTGAAAGTTTATCTAAATTATCTAATAATATATCTGCTCGTTCATGTAAACGTAATTCGTGTATGTTATAACCTAGATTCTCAAAGAATCCCACACCATCACCAAACCTTTTTCCTTCCAAATTTTGAAATCGTAAACCATCTTCATGGAAGTAATGTAGAAATGTACTTCTGAATCTATCAACAGGGTCTCGGTATACAACGATTGATGGTTTCTTTGTATTGTTCATAGCATGTACATCAGCACGATTTAGTTTACAACCCCACTTGATACTAACTGTACCATTCTTTGGTGTTTCAAACCAGTTTCTGTTTATCGTTCTGACGTGGATATGACGAGGAAATCCACCATTTCTTTTACAGTAATGACAATTACAGTTTTGAAAATAACCAGACACCATAATCTATACCCTTTCCTGTTTTCATTAACCAACTAGTTGTACAATCTTTTTCTATCTTTTCAGTTAATGTAATGCCAACACCACCTATAATCGCACCATACTTAAATTTAGGAATAATATTATCAACGAACTCGTGTACTAAATCCACGTGCCAATGACAAATTACATCTTTAGCGAATATAAAATCGCATGGTGGGATTTCATTAAAGTCAGAACACTCTACAAACGTAAAGTCATCTCTATTACAATTCTTATTTGCTCTTTCTATCGCAAGTGTAGATGCTTCATATCCTGTGTATTGTATATGGTCAGGCCATTTATAATCTTTGAATACAAAATGAGAACCACAACCTAAATCAGCAACAGTTGTAATATCATATGTTTCAAATATCTCATCTAGGATAGGAAATAAGTCTGCGACAATATGTGGTTGAGAATTACCACCAGAACCATCACCGTGTTTCCAATAACTTTCATTATAGATTTTATTGAATATCTCAGATGCTTCTGATATCTTGAAGTTTCTTATATTGGGTATTCCAATAGGATTGTCTTTTCTATACATATCTAACCTTTGTAATTATTTAGATAGTATTGTAAATCCTCTGGTGTACCAAGTCCCCACATAGCATTAGCATTTACAGTTCTTATTTGTTTACCATCAGCGATCGCTTGGTTGAATACTGGACATACATAGAACTCGTTATTCACTCTTATATCTTTTTCTATCATTTCCTCAGCATACTTAACAAAGTCTGAACCATGTTTCCAATAATAGTAACCAACAGTTGCGTTATCACTAATCGGATTCTTTTCTGCGACTTCTGTAACTAATCCTTCTTCATTTAGTTTAGCGAATGACCATTTAGGGTGTGTTGCTTTGAATGTAAGTATGCCACCGTCAGCATTTGTTTCTTGCATATTATACATAAACTCTACAGGATTCCACTCAACAAACTGGTCACTGTTAGCAAAGAATAGTGGGTTATCATTATCAATAAATTCTTTGGCGAGTAAAGCAGTACAGGCTGCTCCTTCAGTTATACCATCAACTTCAATGATTTGACAACTTCCAGGTGCTATTAGATTAAGGAAAGTATCTAAATTATATTTCTCTCTATGTTCTTTTTGTACAACAAAGTGATAGTTTGCTTCTAGTCCTAAATTATCAACTACAACTTGTATCATTGGTTTTGTATGTACTTGTATCATAGGTTTAGGAAATGTATATCCTGCCTGTTGAAATCTTGAACCAGCTCCTGCCATCGGTATCAAGACATTTAGTTTCTCATCTTTCCAAATGTTTGCCATTTTACTACCTTTTAAATTTGAGAATATCTTATCTCTTGTTACATCATATGGATTATTTACTCTTATATAATTTGCTCTAGATCTTTCTGCGGCTAATAATCCAGGAGGACTATCTTCAACAATAAGTGTTTCTTCTGGTAAGACTGTCATCATAGACATTGCTTTCCAGTACATTTCGGGGTGTGGTTTAGAGTTCTTTACATCTTCGTTTGATATGATTACTGAACAGTATTCCATCAACTGAGTTTTAGCCAGTGCTGTTAATACAGTTCTACGAATAGAGTTTGAACAAACACCAATCAGAAAGTTTTGTTTCTCAAGTTCTTGAAACAATTTTACTATTTCTTCAATCGGCTCTAGAGCAGATATCTTAGTCATAGTAATAGATTGTTTCTTATCGTATATTTGTTTATGGGATGATGATGGTAAACCTTTTCTTTGAGTTAGTAAGTCTAACTTCTCAAAGGTTTTTCTACCATCGTATAGATTAGTATGCTCTTTTTCTGATATCGCATACTCTTCACCGAGTGCTTCGTTTAAAGCATCATAGTGAATCTTTTTAGCATCTATTAGTACACCATCTAGGTCAAACAGTACCAGTTTTATATTCATGTATCTTTAACTCAAGTTGTTCATCTTGTACTTCAGGTTCATACTTCTTAACCACATCAGTACATATTGCATCATACTGATATATATTCGTTTCATTAAGTTCTGGTAACACACCAATTGTTTGTCTAGTTCTAGGCATATTGTGTAAAAATGCCATACCATTTTGATATAAGTCATCAACTGTTCTTCTAATAGTTAATGCTGGTGCAGGTTGGTCAGGAAAACACCAAATATGACCTCTACTAGTAATTGTGTATTTGTCATTCTCGTGCCAGAAATAATTATATTTTGTCGCATATAGATTTATCATGGCCTCTATGTTTTTACAATGTAACCATAGATTCTTTTTACCGAGAAACTCAAAGTTTACTTTATGAGAGAATGATTTAGAATCAGGCTCAAAGGGATTATCATGACTTAATATCCATTCACCATTAATATACCATACATCTATTTCACAATCATAACCATATGATAATGCTCTCTCAATATACTCTGGTTTGTTTTCTCTTTGTGGATTTTTACCGTTGATGTTTCCTCTATGTGCGATAAATTTCATTTGACAACCTCTCTATATCTTCGCCTTTGTTTGGTAGTTTATCTCGTAGAAAGAAATGAACAAAATGACAACCCTCTATCGCATTGTCATCTATACCTTTGTATAGTCCATTCCATTTCCAACTTAGATTCTTTGTTGGTATTTTATACTTCTTTACCCAAGTATTCAATAGTGTCTGGTCAGTTGACCATTTCCACGCACCCATACCATCTATAAAGTCTTGAAATTCTGCTCTTTCTAGAAACTCTCTTGCATTTCCTTTGATGTACTTTGTAATTGATTTGTTCATTACCATCATACCCATATTAAAGAACTCTGCACCTTTGTCATTCCAATAGAATTCTACATTCTTCATATTACCATATTGCATACGAGAATAGTTTTGTATCTTTCGAACATATTCTTCTGTTAATGGCATTTCTCTTTCTGCAACTGCACCAAAGCAGTATGCAGTAGATAACTCATCAAATATATTAGGAGCTGTATCTCTGATGTAAATATCGGCATCAATAATTGCTATTTGGTCATACTTATCAAAGTAATCAAAAGCATTTTCTTTTTCGTATATTGGAAGATATCCACCGTATTTACCATAGGATTCGGGAGACCTATTCGTACGAAAAACATTTGGTTTAATTCGTAGAATAGGTTCCGTTTGTATGATGTGGTCTATATTATATTTCTTGCAGTAATTTGCAACGGACTCAGTACACCAATCGTAAAGATTAGACCTATTGTGTACATAGACCTGATATATCAATTGTTTCATTATTTTTTAACTGTCTCACCATTCTTTTTCGCATAAGCATTAGCACCAAAAAATGCAGCAACTAAACCAGCAGCCGCAACAAAGTATGTTGGTGCGATATCAGCAAGTAATTGACCCCCTTGTTCTTGTCCAGTTAAGGCACAAAGGATAATTGCTACAGGATATAGTAAGATACCCCATAAAGCAAACCAAGCCATCTTTCTGATTTGATCTTCTTTCTTGTCTTCGTTTTCGTGTCGTATTCTTTGATATTCTAATTCTTCTATTTCTTTTGCTCTTTGCATTTCTTCATCACTAACTATACCATCACCGTCTGCATCTAAAGTCTCGTAAATAGAGTTATTCTGTAGACTCTTTGACATGCGTAATCCTCTCATAGTTTTTGATAATCATCAAAGCAAGTTCTTTTGCTTCCTCGAAATTATCTCTTAAAGAATTAGATTTGTATCCTTCTTTTACAAACCATTTGAGAGTATTTATATCAGACTTGTTTTTATCATCATTAAACTTGAAGTCCGAAGTCATTTCTTCGAACTTAAATCTTAATTCTAAAGTTTCAAAAAATAAAAAGTTTGCTTTTCTATTCACCAATTATCCTTTCGTATATTTGTTTCCAGTTAGAACATACTGTCAAGCCAGTAGTATCTTCAAGTTTCGTATAAGGATGCTTTAACAGCATAGAATCAAAACCAAACTTTGCTCCTACATGGGCATTCTTAACTTTATCTTCTATCCAATAATGTTCAGGATACATTTCAGAATAATATTCTAGGATTTCATCCTTATCCCCACCAGTATCAAGATAGACGATTTCTTGTAATGCGTTGCCAAATATTTTTTTCAGATTCCTTGTCCTCAATCTTTGAGAATAAGGATTTAATGATAACGATGTAATAACCAAAAACGTATAACCTAATTCATATAATTTATTTACATATTTTACAGAATCATATAATGGTGGTAAGAAACCAATATTAGATGAGTTGTTAAATTGTATAATATATTTATGTATATCTTCTTTTGGTATGTTATATCTTTTTGCTTGGTCGTATTGTCTTACGTCACCAGAAGCAAATATATTATGTTGTTTCATCATATAATAATCAAATGAATCTCTCCAGTTTAGAAGAACTCCATCAGCATCAGTTAGTATAGTATAATTTCCATGATATGACATTATGCATAGTTCCTTTTATTAAATTGTCTTGTTCTGTAAATATCTTCAGCTCTATCCCAGATATCCCTAGCATCGCCATTCTTTTCAAAACCAGCATCAGTGGCATAATCCATACTAGAACTAGTGTAGATAGTACCAATAATACCATCATCTTCCATCGCTTGGTATAAATAAGATAAGAAAGTAGGGTCTGAAGACCTCCCAATTTCTTCAGTTTTAGTAAATTCACATTGGAAGTGTTCATTCCATTCTTTTTCATCGAGGTATTTTGTAACAACTACTTCACCATCTTGGGCACTTATTATGTAATCAAACGCATCTTTACCATGGCTCACTTCAATTAAACCAGATTTTATATCATTTTCTAAAGTCATTTTTTTCTCCTCATTAATTATCATACATACATTGTACTATACTTTTACATATAAGTAAAGCAAAAAAAGACTTTTTTAGAAAAAAAGATTTGTTTAATATCAATGACTTATGTACTTATCAACGAAAAAGTTTTCTTTTTTTATATTCAGTTATTGTTTTTTGTAATAAATCGACCCAATTATCACGATGTTCTTTAAATACTATTGGCATTTCATCATCAACATCCATGACAATTACAGTGTTTACAATCGGCATACCAGTTCTTTCTTCCCACATGATGGCATAAGCTGACATCTGTGCGAAGTAATTTGATATATCTTCAGCTTTCTTTATTCTTCTTGAAGTTTTGAAGTCAACAATCGTTGGGATATTATCGTATAAAGCAACGCAATCTACTCGACCAGCCACTCCCAAATGTTTACTGTAGAGAGGAACTTCTAGACCATATATTTTAGTTATATGTTCATCAAGTATTGTTTTGATGTTTCTAAACGATTGTTGTATGTGAGGTAAGTATTCAGATGTATCTTTATTGTTAAGATAATCTTCTATAATAGCATGGACAAGAGTGCCACGATTAGCCGCAAAAGAACTTACTTTATTGGCTACTTCTTCGCCAACTCGAGCCCTCCATGCTTGTATTTGTTCTTCTTTTATGATACTTAGAACTGTAGTAACAGAAGGATAATTACCATCAGGAGTAATATATAATCTGCCAGTATTACTCGTTTCTGCAACCAAGTCGTCATATCCAATATCAATTTTTTCATGTTCAAACATTATCTTTTTGTAATTCTGTTTCCATCAAATACACATATAAAATAACATCCGTTATCTCCTGCATGTACTCTATGAAACTTTCCATCTTGTATTAGAACTGTATCACCAGCTCTCACTTCATATCTATCAAGACCAACTTCCATTTCACCACTTCCTTGTATAAAAATATAGACTTCTTCTTGTCCTTTATGTCTGTGGCCAGTTGTGCTTTTGTTAGGGTGTAATAGAGTAGAACTGACGACCATGTTATTCAATAATACATTATCAGAAACAACATACCTGTCGTCCTGTTTTACTATACCACCGCCTATGTTCCAATCTCTATATCTCATTTATAAAACCTCAATTCATATTCATCACCTGATAACCAAAATGTTATCACACTATGACTGTACACTTGAACTCTTTTCTTTTCAATGTTACATACTTTTTTCTTTACACCTGTTATTGGGTCAGTATTTGCACCAGCTATCGCACCAAATAAAGCACCACCTGCAGTTGCAGTGTCATCACCATCAGAAATAATGCTACCAATGATACCACCAATAAGAGCACCTTTAAGAGCATTTTGACTGTTTGTTTGATTTTCTTCATATATTATTTTACACTTTTCTACTGAATGTCTGTCTGATGTATATCGCCATTCGTATATATCTTCAACTTGTACATTATATGGTTGTTCTGATGTCCAATGTTTTGCATGTCCAGGCATTGTTAATAGTAACCAGAATACAACTCCTATTAGGTATACTTTAACAACCCAGTATACCAAATATAAAAATCTATCCATTATTAGCATTTATCCTCCTTATCGTAAAAAAATCCTGTTATAATATATTTCTCTTCAAATAGTTTATCAGCTTTATGTTCCCAAACCCAGCCAGTCGGCATTACCAACACTCTTCCAGCTCTAGGCATTATTTGAGTATCAAAATGTTTAAACTTCAGTTCTCCCTCATCTAAATCATTTAAGTAAATAATAAAGACAATCTTTCTTTTCCATGCTTCATCATTTTTTCCACCCAAGTCATTATGCCAATCAATATAGCCACCAACTGGTGTGTAATGCACTTTCCAATTAAATGTTATTGTACTATAATCTTGGTCTAAAGTAAACTCATTTTTATATTTGTTATATATTTCTTCTATGGTTTTATCGATAAAGAATCTTTGTTCTTGATATAGACGACTTTCTAATCTAAATAAATCTCTATTTCCCTTAGAATGTTTAACACCAACCACTGTCCATTCTTCATTACAGTCTTTTAACAAAAGTTTTGTTTCATCTATAAAAACTTGACATTGTTCTTTTGTTAGAACATCATCATAATAACGAATAAAATCAGACATTAATAGTGTTACCTCTACCAGATTTCTTTTTCATATTCTTAAGTAGATCTGACCATCCATCGCCTGCTCGTGTTATATTACTTTTAGTCGAACCAACAAAAGCCGGCATTTTAAATACTTGTTCAATATTTGGTTTCTTTAACTCAAACTGCAAATCTTGGTATGAGCACGTAACATCCCATACTTTACCAGTCTTTGTGTTAGTCAAAGTGTAAACAGGCATTATAATATCAAATTAGGAAAGGCATCTTTTACAATTGCTTTCGTAATCCCCTTTGGTGCTGTTTTATTAATCATATTTACAACATGTTTAGCATCTTGTGGATGTATTGATTCTATTAAACCAATAAACAATGCTTCTCTTTTAAATGATGGCATCTTATCACCAACCCCACCTTTAACGAAATATTTTAAATCCATATTTCTTCTAAACCAACTTGAAGGATGGTTATGTGGATCTGACGGTTTATATGGAGGTTCTCCTTGTGGTAAATTCCAAATTACTTTTTCGTCCAACGATCCTTGAAGAATATCCTTCAGGGCAAATGATTCATTATCTTGTAATACTTTAACTTTTTGTTCTTTCGTTCTACACTTTCGTGCTTCTTCTAAAACTTCAAAAACATATTTTGTAGCCATTATATAAACTCCTTATTTTTAGGTAAAGTTATTTATTCAAATAAATTCTTCTACATTTTCTAATAGCATCTTACATCTCTTTGCTACTAGGAATGGAAACACTTTACCTTTATTACTCCAAGCATCTTGGCTATTATATGCTTGTATGATTCTATCTTTATATTCCTGAGGTGTTTCAGATAAATCTATTAGTTTTTTGTTCCTGCTATAATTCCTATACCAAGAAGCATAAACCATCAGCTCTCCCTCAGTAATATCCTGTATAATTTCACTTAATCTTTTCTTTGATAATGGTTTCTGTCTTTTCTCTTCATTAACTAAACTGTCATCATCAGATAGAACATTAGGGACACCGTCGCCAGTATCACCTCTTAATATATGTTCCATCAGATAAAGTTTAGGATTGGGTTCGTCAAGGAACCCTTTCCTAATGGGAGAAAACTGTCTTACATTATCATACTTTTGTAATTGAACAAAATCCTTATCACCAGATATAATCAAAACGTTTTCATATTCACCGAACTCCTGTGTATTTTCTACAAGAGTTCCGATTATATCATCAGCTTCACATCCTTCAATATGAATTACTTTATAAGGAAAGTTCTCTGTAATCTCTTCTCTAATCATTGTGATGATACGAAATATCTCATCCCAATCTTTGTCATCTTTATCACGACCCTTTGCTCTGTTTGCTTTGTACTCTGGATAGTATTCTTTTCTCCAACTTCTAGCATCAGTCGCAATAACTATTTCACCATATTGTTCTTTAAATCTATTTCTATAACTTCTAATATTGTTTAGTATTTGATGACGAATCAAATCTTCGTTCATCTCAATTTTCTCAATCATAATATGACTGATTGCTAGTGCATTAAAGTCTAATATAATCATATCCAATCTACTCCATCAAGTGTATAGTGCCATCTTGGCTCTCTCATAAACATAAATGTTGCTTGATAATCTGGTTTAATATCATCAGCAGGAATTGGTACAAACTTGTGACCATTTTCTAGTGCAAATATTTTTTCATCTATACCAACATCCTTGTTTCTTTCCCAATTAAATAACTCACCACAACAAGCATCGAATGGTATACCAACATATCTGTTTAGTTCTTTAACCCATATTTGCCATTCTGTTTGCTCAGGATATGATTCCTTAAAGAATTGAGCCATATCATCAATGTCATCATGTTCAGGATAAAGCTGTGTCAATACAGCAACTTCTTCCTCTGGAGTTAAAGTAGATTCTACAGTCCACCAAATCACCCCATTTAGTGAATGACTTGAATTAGTCATACCAACTCTATATTTGTACACTGGTTTTGTTCTAGGTAAGTTTTTATCGTTTTCTTTATATTCGTCAGTATGCTTTTGCCAAAGTGTTCTAGTTTCTACCATTATACAAGACTCCAATATTCATTAAACATTTGAGCGATATAATCTTTTGCTATTTCTTGAGCATAAGCAGTTTCTAATTTAAGCTCTTTTAAAGCATAATCAATTACTTCTACTAGACATTCTGCTTCAGCAGTTTTTTCCATAATTCCAGGAATACTATCAACTTTTTCTTCGATAGTCATCATATAATTTTTTATTTTCATAATGTTTTCTCCTCTTTTTATCATTATATAAACATTGTACTATAAAAAAACAATAAAGTAAAGCATTTTTTTAAAAAAAGAATCGTTTGTTTTCAGTGACTTATAAACTTATCAACTATTTTATTCTGCACCGAACCAAGAAACTTCTAGATTTTCATCATAAATGTTTCCTCGTGCATAGTTAAGATATGGTTCTTTTGTAGATTTTGCTCTTAAGATATCACCTTTTTTGAATTTATCATTATCTTCTTTAACAACAAATCCCCAATTACTCCCACCATCTTTCATAATTCGTGTGTATTCTTTACCTTCTATAATGTGATATATGGGAGTTTTAACATCATCAGAATTAGATATGATACCTTGCTTTTCAAGGTCAATTCTATGTGTATTTTCTGAATGAATTATCTTACGAACTAAGTCGTTTATCTTTTCATCATATTCTGTTAATTCAAGAAACATTATAATTCTCCAATATTCTAATTGTATCTTGCCAGGAATATACATGATGAACAGTATCTTTCTCTGGGTCAAGAGCATAAGCAAGTGGATAATCATTACCACCTTCTTCTATTTTATCACCAAAAAATATGATTGGTTCATTACCATCTGCCCATTGTCTAATCTGAGGCAATACTTGACTTTTGTCTCTACCTTTAGGGTGAATATCAATACCAATTTCACCAGCAACTGTTGCCGTTAATTCAGGAAATAATTGTTCAATTTGACTAGCAAAATTTCCTCTTTCAAATCTCTCTTTATCCCAAAGAGTG